CTTTTGATTGGCACTGAAACCGGGTGGAGGCCTGCTGGAGCGTATACCCACACATCAGCCACGGATCACGCTACCCGTAAATATTACACAGGTGATGCCCGCCAAGATGACGATGGAACTATCTGGGTTCTGCATCAGTCCGGCTGGGTGCGTCAATATATTTGCGAAGAATGTTTTGAAGATGATGGGGATCCCAACACACCGCCCCCACCTTTACCGCCTACTCCTCCACCTACGCCGGACGATGGGCCGGGAGGAGACTGGATTAATCCCCCGACAACACCCCCGGTTGAGCCAGAACCAGGGCAAACAGGATGGAAAGTGATAATTACTGAAAGAGGCTACACCACACAAGCGTGCTCGTCACTAACGACGATTGTTCAAACTATGACTGTTGGAATGGGCACCCTTCCCCCGTATTCCGCCAGCCTTGGGAATAGTGTTCCTGAATTTGCTTCCTGTCCCGAAGGCGGCAGACAAGGTTATGTAGTGACAGCCCTTGGCGGGGCGACCATTCTTTCTAAGCCCACATCGGTAGTCGTATCGGTGACCACTGATTACGTCCCTAGCTTCGATTAGACCTATTTCTTTGCACCAAGCTAAAATTAGCTAAAGAGTAGTAACGCAAAATTCCCATCGCTTGTCGCTTAGTGGTGGGAGTTTTTTTGAGATTAAGTAACATGCCCGATATTAGACCTGGTGACATCATCGGCTACCGAGCGATCGCAGGCTTCACTACTGCCCCTGTTACCCTATCTCTGCCCTTCGGTGTGACGCTGGAAGATGAGACGTTGATTTGGGCACGAGATATTTTGCCGCCGTGGTAGCTGTAATACATGGCAAAATTGAGGTGTTGTTCATAAGGCAACTCCCCCTCGCTTTGCGGGGGGTTTTATTTTTGTCGGTACAATGAAAGTGCCGTTAATCCTGTAACGCATGACTGACATTTACGACTCTATTTCTGAACAGGCAATCCACAATTTCAGGCCACAGGAAGTCAACGCAAATCGGCATAGCCCCCGTGGTGAGGGAATGCTTGAGGAGTCGTTGCAAAAGGTGGGCTGGATTGGTGCCGCGACGTGTGCCGCCGATGGTGAAATGTTTGATGGTTCCCTACGTCTAGAAAAAATTGCCACGGTTTTTGATGGCGTTAATCCTATCGTGGTCGATACTGATGGCACCCGCCCGGTTATTCTCAGACGTACCGACATTGCTACGGCGAATGATCCTAAAGCTAGGCTTGCCTCTGTCTATGCCAATCGTGTTGCCGAGGTAAGCCTTAATTGGGACACTGAAGTTTTGGAGCAGTGGAACGAAGAGGGCAGCATTGACGTGGATACTATGTGGTTTCCTGAGGAGATGGCTGCATGGGACATGGAATGCGACAGCGGTTATGAGCAACCTTCCGCAGAGGAAGACGAAGAAACCGCTTCCGATCTGATTGAACAAGCGGAAGACGGCAAGATAGAACCTCGGTTTAATTTGGGCGACATTATCGCCTTGGGACGACATCGCATTGCCTGCGGGGACAGTACTGATGAATCCAATGTGCGTAAGCTGCTGGGCAACTTTAGCATTGGATGCTTAATGTTTGATCCGCCTTGGGATGCAGGTATTAAGTTGGCTCAATTTTCAAAATATTGTGATTGTTATTTTGTTTTTTGTGATGGCAATCGTTTCTCCGATGTGGATTTTGCTACAGGAACGGCAATGTGGCTGTTTACATGGGATTGTGTTAGCTGCTGGTATACGCCAAACAGACCCTTAAAACGCGCTAAATATTGTGTGTGGATGGGGGTTGGAGATATTCAATACAATTTCAACGGTGCTCATTACGGGGATCCATCGGAAACCCGCACAGTATGGAACACCCGCGGCAGCTATGAATTTAACCCAGATCCAAGAGGCAAGCATTTAGCAGACGTTTTCTCCTCTCCTATTACAAAACTGCATTCTGAATCTCAGCATTCTCAGTCTAAGCCTGTGGATTGGATAAAAATGATTGTTGCAAATTGCAGCAATGGAAATATATTTGATCCTTTTCTTGGCAGCGGAACAACCATTATCGCCGCCGAAAAGATAGAGGGCGATCGCACGGTTTACGGCTTTGAACTTTCACCAGAGTATATTGAGGTGATATGCCGTCGATGGGAATCTTTCACGGGGGGTGTTGCTGAATTGGCAGGACATCTGTAATCCCAACAGCACCCCAAGCTCATCCACGGGTTATGATTGGCGTAGCCATGTCACATATTTGTCATAACCTGTCATATGGTTACAGCTATTGAAAAACAAGAGAAGCGGCTTAAAGCGATATCCAACCTGGCCGAGGGAATGTCACAAGGTGACACAGCCAAGGCGATTGGTGTGTCACTACGTACCGTCGCTAGATGGGTGGCTGATAAATCCTTTGCCGCTGAACTAAATGCAGAAATTCAGCGACGGCAGAAACGGTTGGACGATGGGCTAAAACAGGCTGCCAACGAACTAATAGATGCTGACGTTGCATCATTCCGTCAAGAGTTAGAAGAATACCACCGCATGGTGGTTAATGCCCAAAAGATGAGATTGAGCAGAGGCAAGCAGCTTTTCGACAAGACGATGGGCCGCTTTATTGATGTGCCAGAAGAAGCGATCGCCATTAAGGATATTCCCTCTTTCATCAGGGTTGCCAATGAACTGATCTCTGGTGGCTTGGATAATTGGGGCGATGCCTTGGCTATTCAGGATGTGTTAGAGCGGTTCGATGGCAAGCAAGATTAATGGTCGGGAAAAGTTATTAAGGCGGTATCAGCAAGAGCGATTATCAAAACTTGAAAATAGTTTTGGTGCAAAAAAAACACTACCCTCACATCTCATCCCTGACACTAACGAAACTCCCCAAGCCTTTTTATCCCGCACACTGCCAGGAACACTGATTCCCAACGGCGATCGCCACAAGGCTGTTTGGAATTGGGGACATAGTATCGAAGCAGGGCAACCAGCAACCCCACGGATTGAGATATGGGGGCGCGGTGGAGCGAAATCGTGTATTGCTGAACAACTCTGTGCTTACTTTGCCTGTTCCCTGAAACGACGACTTGCTCTCTATGTTTGTGGCACCCAAGACCAGGCCGATTTACATGTGCAAGCGATCGCGGCATTACTGGAGCAAATAGGCGTGCCACGCGCTCTCAATAAATATTCAGCCTCACTTAACTGGACGGCTCAGCGATTGCAGACAGTTAACGGGTTTGGCGTTATCGGAGTAGGGCTAAATAGCCGTATCCGTGGTGCTCGGATTCAAGATCAAAGACCGGATCTAATCATCCTGGATGATGTAGACGGAACTCATGACACGCCTGAGGCAACCGCAAAAAAGTTAAGAACAATTTCACGCGACATCTTAGCCGCTGATGCGACCGATGCCACAGTGTTGTTTGTTCAAAACAAGATTCATAAAGACAGCGCGATCGCTCAAGTAGCCGATGGTAGGGCTGATATTTTGTTAGGGGCAACTGTCACTCAAGAGCCTGCGGTTAGAGATCTAGAGGTTGAGCGCTACTACGATGAGGTTTCCCAGTGCAATAAATACCGCGTGCTTTCAGGGGTGCCCACTTGGGAGGAAGGGCAAGACCTTGAGGTGGTCGAACGGCAAATCAATAAATGGGGCTATCGTACCTTCCTCACCGAATCCCAACATGAGGACGAACCCGATGGTGGCCTATGGGATAAAGAAAGAGATATTGACCCCTATCGTGTCACGACCTATTCATCTCTAGTCAGGTTGGTAATTGGGGTTGACCCATCGGGTAGCACTGGCACCGAGGCCGGACTTGTGGCAGTTGGAAAAGCGCATGATGGACATTACTATGTGCTCCATGATGACAGCTTGCGCGGCACTCCTAACCAATGGTTTCAGGCAGCGATCGCCCGCTATCGACAAACCAGGGCTGACTATCTAATTGTGGAGCGCAACTATGGCGGCGATATGGTCAGAGCGGCGATCCAGAATATGGATCCCTCTGTTGCTGTTAAAGAGACTGTGAGTAGTCGGGGTAAGTTGATTCGGGCTGAGCCAGTGCATCAACTCTATGAAGAAGGGCGGGTTCACCATGTCGGCACTTTCCTTGATTTAGAAAAAGAACAATGCACATGGCAGCCCGGTATGGACAGCCCTAACCGATTAGACGCACTGGTATTTGCGATCACGGAATTGATGCAGGGTCAAGGGCGAATTAGCGAGGGTGAATCTGCCATGTGGTAGCCGATAAAAACCACATGGCAGAGTAGTGGTAACACGGCAACAGACAACAGTTTTAAGATTCTTATGGGGTTGCCCTTAAACATGCGATTATTCTAATAGTTCACCTATTGCCATGTTACGGGTAAAGCGCTATATTAGATTCAAGGTTGAGAAACAACCGAGTTCACACACAAGGGTAACGACAATGACTACTCGATTTTCCTCTGATTCTGACTGCTACGCCATTTTTGTTGGAGACACCTGTTCAGTTGAAGAGTTCTTGAATGGCATGAGTCCCAAAGAGGCTGTTAACGACTACTGTGATAATAACTGGCCCTGGGATGACGAGCAGCCTACCGATGAAATTCGTTCAGCGCTAATCGAATACGTTTCTAGCAACGCATAAGACACTCTATAGCTCAAGCAAACCCCTAGCATCCGCTAGGGGTTTTTAGTTCACACACTAGGAGGGTATCATGCCTAATTACAACGCAGCCATTAATGGCGTGAACACACAGTTCAAGCCACAAGGAGCACTCATCGAGCCCTTGGCGGAAAAACCCATCAATACGAAACATTATATTTCAGTTGAAGCGGTGCTACGGAATAGGGGCGATCGCCAAGACCTGATCCGCCGTTACGTTTTGGAAGGGTTGCAGCGCGATGGGTTGCTGTAGGTGAATCTGCCATCTGGTAACTGGGTTAAACTTGTGGCAGTTCCTTGTAACGCACGATGGAAAACGCAAATTCCCCAGCTTGGAGACCCGATTATTGGCAAGCGTACCTAGTTCCGCTATGGCAACGTGTAGCCGATATTTACAATGGCTTGCATACTGATGATGTCAAAAAGCAGTACCTTCGCCCGCAGCTGGGAGAACACAAGCTTGTTTACGAGATTCGGCTGGGGACAGCGTTTGAGAATCGGTTATCCCCGGCTGTCAAATCTCATGCAGGATTGCTGAGCGAATTTGAATTAGCGGATGATGCACCGGAAACCCTACGGCAAAATATCGACAATGTGGACGGACAGCAAAACAGTCTGCAAGCCTTTCTGCTGGATTGGGACATCTCAGGTTTGCTTTACAACGCAACCCTTTGCCTGGTTGATACTCCGGTCGCTCAGGATGAGAGTCAACAACGCCGCGATCGCCGCCCTCGGTTTGTCCATGTGCCTATCAAGGATGTTTATGCACCGCGATGTGTGTTAGATGACGGCGTGCTGAAAATCCAGATGGTGAGCATCAAAAGGTGCGTCACTGTAGATGAAGGGATCTTTGGAAGAAAGGACAAAGATCAGTACTGGGTTTACTGGTTGCAACCATTGGATACACCCATTAATCAGAACGGCATTCTGCAAAACTACGCGGCATATTTCCAAGTTTGGGAAAAGCTGGAGGATGGAAGAAAGGGGCAAGATGGGAGCGAATATGCCCCTGTGAGTGAAGCCCTCCAGATGCGTGATGCGGGCGGGCGTTCACTTGATACATTGCCGATTGTGTGGTATTCGCCATTTGGAGATCCCCTGCTATTTCACGGCGTTGATAATCCGATGGATCGGGGCGGTACTCCTGAATATATGCCCTTGGTTGATTTAAATATTGAGTATTTAAATAAACATAGTGAATTGAACACCGCTGAATCGCGCTGTAACTACGCAATGTTGGTCAAGCGGTATCAGGGGACACGCCCGGAACAAGAGTCAGACATGCTCAGTAATGGGCGCGTGGTCATTCTAGAGAATGGCGCTGAGTTGTTCTTGTTGGAATCTGAAGGCACCGCGATCGCGTCTACCAGGGAAGGACAAGACAGGCGGTTAAAGCAGATGGATGCGATCAGTAATGCGTTTCTGACAGGAGGCGAAGCGGAACGCACCGCTACTGAGGCGATCATCGAATCATCTCAATCTCGGTTAGGTTTAAGAAATATTGCCCGTAGAAAAGAATCGGCAGTTCAGCAAATGTGCTACTGGTGGGAGCGGTTTGCTAACCCTTCGTTTAACCCATTCACGGACACCGTAGGCGGTATTGAGGTTTCTGAATCCGTGCTGAATATGCCTGCCTCACCTGAGCAGTTGCGATTCTGGATGGACGCATGGCTGAATGGGGCACTTACTGCTACTGAGTGGAAAGCCAAAATGCGGGAGTTGGGCGAGTATACGGAAGAAATGGAAGCGGCGGCAGAGCAGCCCAGTACGGGACTAAACCTGAACTTTAGTGGAGCACAAACTAATGGCAACCTTTCAAGCGGGGGATCAGGCGAAGCTGGCATCGATTTTGAACCTGTCGAGGGAAGCTAGCGCTAGCGGATCGATGCTTGCCGCATTGATGGACAACCTGGAAACATTCGACAGTACAGCGGGGACTGATTTAGTAACTGAAGCGCGATCGCTGATGACGCAGATTGAAGCACATCTAGTCGCTATCTCCTGTTCACTGTCTGACAATGCCGACAACGTAAAGGTTCAAGATATCGACGGCTTTTACCGGGTTGAGTATCGGGAAGGTGCTAGCGCAGAAGCTGGTACGATTGCTCTGAAAGACGCGGCGATCGCACGACTCCGTTCGTTGTTAGATCCCAATCGTCAATTGGGAAGACAGCAAGAAGGTGGGTTGATTCTGTTCTGATGGCAGTTGAAACAATCACGGTCGATGGGCGGGTTTTAAGCGATGCTGAGATAGACGCATTGCTGGCAGAGTTTGAGGAGCCTTTGACCACAGAAGAATTACAGGCTCTGTTGGATGAGTCGAACCGAGAAGCATCGAATTCATTACTTGAGCTATTAGCCGCGCTGGTTGTTCTTGCCCTTATTGACGCTATCCCTCGGAATCGTCTTACTTACAACATCAGAGAACAACGATATTACCAAGGGCGATCTCCGATACTTCCCCAAGACATTAGACGGCGGATAAATGCTGAGCAACAGCGCAATGGAATGAGGATGAGGCGGCGTGCTGAGACAATGATTGACGAGCAGATATCGTTTGAAGAATGGCAACGTCAATCAATTACGGATTTAAAGCGCTCCCACTTTCGGATGGCACAAGCTGGCGCGGGAACAGCAGGCAATTTAAACCGCCAGCACATTGATACTCTTTGGCGATCGCTGAGAGAAGAGGCGCGGCGGTTTCGAGACCTGGCAGGACAGATCATCAATGGTGAACTGTCTGTAGACATGATTTTGCATCGTGCCCAGCGCTACGGACACTCAACACGATCCAGCTACGAAGAGGCTCAGCATGTGACCCATTCAGATGGGCGGTGGTTAGCACGGCGGTTACTTGACCCAAGCGCTGAGCATTGCCCTCAATGCCCTGGCTATGCTCAATCGAACTGGGTGCCTGCTGGTCAAATTGTTCCTGTTGGCACGGCTTGTGATTGTCGTGCTAATTGTCGATGTAGAGTTGAGTATCGGCCTGTTACGTTGAGCGATCGCTTGCCTTGACGATTAATCCTGTAACGCAAGGATATAATTCAGTTGTAGTAATCCATTACAAAAGACATGGCTGACGAAACTTCTGCACAAGTGAACGATGTTCCGGCTAGCGATGCTAGTGTGCAACCACAGGCGATCGCTCCCCAGACTGGGGAGGACATCACTGCACTTAAAAATGCCTACGAAAGAACCAAAGGGGAGGTAAAGCAGTTAAAAGCGATAGTTGAGGAAAAGTCTGCGCGTGCTGCCATATTGGATCAGATTGAGGCGGGGGGGATTCCTCCTGAGCAATTGCCTGCTAAGTTGGCGGCGTTGCGGGAAGCTGAGGCGACAGATAAGCGTATCGCGGATATGCGGTCAGAGATAGAAGGACAGGCAGCGGATAGGCTGAGAGAGCTGCAACAGGAGCATAACAACAAGGTTGCTGCATTGAATAAATACCTGGGGGAACAATCACGGAAAGCCTCCTTAGACCAGTTGTATCTCTCAGGAGGGGGCAGCGCTCAAAGCCCGTCCGATCTAAACGACTTTCGGAGACTTGCTGAAGAGTATATCGAGTTCGAGGATCAGTCGATTAGAGATCTTGACGGGCAAGTCGTTGGGTTACAGGCAAAAGTCAAGGGATTCAAAGATGCTGACGGCAACCCCCTTTACGTGGATGACGATAAGCAGATTGGCAAGATGAGGCCTGGAGATCTGAAGGATTTTCTGATCGGCGTAAAGCAAGGGAAGTATGGCAAGGCAATTCAAAGCCTTCTGCCAGCGTTCAACCAGTCAACAGGCAGCGGGATACCGTCTGCTGGTGGCGTTGGGTCATTTACTCAGATGACACGATCCCAAATGGCTGAACAGATGGGCAAATTGTCAACTGCCGAGAATGAGAAATTCCTGAAAGCGATCGCTGACAAACGGATCATCATTACAGAAGGCTAATCCTGAAACACAAGTTATTGACAATTTTCTGGATTGCATATAATAGAGGCGTTAGGGCGATGCCCTGATTGTGAAACGATGTTTCACCGCCTCTATTTTTGCGCTTCAAGGGTGAGCCGATGGCTTGCTACTGCGATGCAGGTTATGCGCTTCTAACCTCATCCTTTGGTGATCCAAAATGGCAAATGAATTAGCTAATTTAACCCCTCAGATTTTGGGGCAAATCCTTTCAGTGTTGAGAGAATATTGCACCATGCCACGGCTGGTAAACAATATGTATTCCAGCGAAGCGGCATCCATGGGTTCCGAGATCACTATTAACGATCTTGCCGACATGACCGCCTATGATGTCACTCCTGGCGCGAATCCCAACACCAACATAATGTCAGACGTTGCGGCAACCCAGCGTAAAATTCAGCTGAACAAATTCAAGGCCGTCACATTTACCCTGACGGACAAAGAAATTAAGGAAATTCAAGAGGGAACCAGGCCAAGAGCCATCGAGAAAGCGGTTAAAGCCCTCGCTAATCAAGTCAACAGCGATATTATGGGCCTCTATAAAGAGGTCTATAACTATGTCGGCGTTGCTGGTACTACACCATTTGGGACATCAACCAAGGAAGCTCAGGATTCAGCCCGTGTTTTGACTTCCAACTTGTCAGATAAAGCCGATCGCCGATTGGTAATTGATGAATTCGCCTACGCCAATGCGTTAGGGCTTAACGTTTTTCAAAAGGTGAACGAATCGGGTTCTGCTGAAGCCCTGCGGGAAGCAACTATTACCCGTGCTGTTGGTTTTGATTGGTATGAGGATCAGCAAATCCCCACCCATACCTCAACTGCTACAGGTACCTACGCGATCGACGCTGCGGCTGCGGCTGGAGCGGTTTCTATCGCTGTAGATAACGGTTCAGGTGCTGATGTCACGGTACCTGCTGTGGGTGATATTTTCCAGATTGCTGGACACCTTTCACCTAAGGATGGTAAAGCTCAGAACTACGTAGTTACCTCGGTTACAGCCGATACCCCGACTACCAACGAAACCACGTTAGGTGTTAGCCCCGCTTTGGTAGCAAGTGCGGCGGATGGTGCGGCGATCACTTTTATAACCACGGCGGCACAAGCACAAGTCACTAACTTGGCGTTCCACATGGAAGCCTTCGCTTTTGCATCTCGCCCGATGCTTGACTTGGAAACGCCCGGCTCACTGATCCAATCGCTTAGCGATTCGATCAGTGGATTATCCATGCGTTATGAAATTTTCCGGCAATGGAAGCAAACCGTTTTCTCTCTGGATTGCCTGTATGGGGTTAAAGCGGTTCGTCCTGAGCTTGCAGTACGGATTCTAGGCTAAGCCTGGTTAGTTAAAGGGGGCGATCGCCCCCTTCTGTGTTCATTTCTTGAGGAAAATCAAATGGCTGCTGCTAACTGGGCTGACTTAGAAAAATCTGTTTATGGTGCGCGGTTCTCCTTAGGTGCTGAAACGGTAAGCGATACGGTTACTGTGTCTGTTCAACTATTGGATCGTCAGGGCAATGATCTTGACTTTGTGGCTTGTCTACCTTGCTACCTATCGAGCGATGCAGATGGACTGAACCCTGTTGCGATTCCGACATCAATCACGGCGGGTACCGATGGCGCTGTCTGGAGTGCGGTTAATCGAATCTATATTGGCGCTGTCTCTGGTGGTACGGCGGTAGAACCACGCGGTTGTTTTGTCGTGTCTGAGGCTGACGGGGATATCGATATCGTCGTCACGGGTGACACAGGCGCGGATACCGTTTATGTGAACCTGGTGATGCCTACAGGTCAAATTGTCACAAGTCCGGCTGTTGTGATTGCGGCGGATTAATGCCATGGATAACACAGTCACGATTGTTAATCCTCTGAACTCAGATTATTTACTAATAATCTGGGCGCATGAATATGACCCATCAAAGCATACCCTTTGGAGCGATCGCGATGAAAACCAAACCGCCAAAGTCAAAACCGAAATCAATGCCGAAGCCGAAACCGAGGCCACGTTAACGGATTTGGATCGGCGTAATGTCGAACTGAATCTAATTTATTACGGGGAATCAGGGGAAGAAAAAAACTGGCGTGCCATCAAAGCGATCGCAGATAGCTACGGCATCAGCAAACCCCATGATGGATGGGACGCGGCTATTCCGCTAATTCTTGAAATTGAATTTGGTAGCACTTGATGTGATGGGTTTTAAATATGACCTCAACTAATGCAATAGAACAAGGATTTGGCGGTGCTGGGCCGAAGCGATTGACGGGTACCACCGCTATCCCTGGAAGGTTTTGGCGGATCGATAACATTAGCGGATCTAATTTAGTAATCGCCTCTTTATCAATTGACAATGTCGCGGCGGCTGAGTGGAACAATTTCACGATCGCTAGCGGAAATTATCTTTTGATGGGATACAAAACAATCACATCAATCACCCTGACCAGCGGGGAAGGGATAGCCTACCAACGATAATCCAACTGGATTGACAAGAGGAAGACTGTAGATGGTCGCTCTAAGTACCTCAACTTATTCCTTTTCCGCCGTTCCTGCCTCTGGCGGTACGATGACGTTTAGCTATACGTCTCCTGTCAATACAAAATTGTTGGTTTTTTCATTGATTGGAGGGCGTAATAGCGCTGTCACAAACAACTGCGTCGCGAACGTACAGTTAGACACAAAGCAATTTACAGAATGTCTGTCTGCCCATTACGCCAACATTGTTACTCTATCCGCTCCTATCTGGTGTCTGTCCTCAGAGCAAATTGACGGCAGTTATACGGGTACTCTCACCATTACTGGAGGGCCGAGTAGTTCAAACCTGAGTCGGCCTGGAGTGTGTCAAGTAACAGCTTTTGATGATGATTTTGTACCAATTCAAAACGCCAGACAAGTTACTAACGGTGCAACATCTCTAACCCAAAATATGCACTTCATATCAGGGTTTGTTTTCTCTACGATTGTCGCAGAGGACACTATTGCCAATGCTGTCTTTGCAACAGGTGAAACAGTTGTTCAAGCAAAAGCTGTTGCGGATGGCTACACGGGGGCCGCAGGCTATCGGTACGGATCAAACGAGACACTCACAACGACATTCAGCGGAGCAAACTCTGTGCGTCGGCTAATGGGTAATGTTGTTTTTGCCCCTCGTTTATCTAACGGTCTAAAAATCAGTGAAGGGACATTTAAAGCATCAACTTTCACTGCTGCGGTTACTGCCAGCAGCTACACACACGGATGGTACAAAGCTCCGGCTAATGCTGATGCCGTAGTGTTTTTCTTGTCTTTTAATGCTTGGGATACCGGAACCTCACGAGATATCTCTTCAGTGACCTGGGGCGGTGTAAATCTGACAGAGCTAGGCAGGTCTACTGATGTAACGGCTACTGACAATACTGGTGGTGTTGACACTTTCGTATTTCATTTGACCAGTGATAACTTTCCTCCTAACAGGGAGGGGATTATTGATATCAATGTGAGCGCATCCTTTGCTCCTGCTGGTAATCTACCCTGCCTCATTATTAGACCTTTGGTTGGATTCAAGAACTATCGAGCAAATAGTTTTAGTGCTTCACACTGGGTTAATGCCAACGCACAAACTGAAACTAAAACAGGGACACCAGGGGATCTGATCTTGGGCTATGCCGCAATTAGTCACGGCACGGCTTTTAGTTTGTCAGAGACAGATCCGATCACCTCAGGGTTAACCAGTGAAATTTTTAGCTGGTTCCAAGGTCCAGACGGAACAGCAAACCCGCGCCCGACCTATGGATCTTTAGCCAGTTCTGTTAGAACTCAGGCATCTCAAGATATCGTTTTCGATACTGCAACTTATGATCGAAACACACGGGCGATAGTTGAATTTCAGCCATTTGAGACAGAGCAAATAGTCGCGGTAAGCCCAAACAGTACACTAGTAAAATTGACGGGCACTTCCGCTATCACTGGGCGATTTTGGCGGATTGACAACGTTGGCAGCGCACCTTTAGTAATCGCCTCTCTGTCAATTGATAACGTAGTAGCATCTGAGTGGGACAATTTCACGATCGCTAGTGGAAATAGTTTTTTATCGGGATACAAAACGGTTACATCTATTACCCTAACGAGTGGGGAAGGAATAGCATATCAACGATGATCCGGTTAGATTAAAAAGAAGGAGAACTGATGCCTGTATCACTTTTTGGAAAAGAGAAACTGATCGGCCTATTGAAAACTGATTATTCTCCAACCAGTTTTACGGCTGCGCTATGGGGGCCATCGGGGGAGTTGGCCTACACCGGATATGCACGGGCTGCGATCGCTCGTACAGATTTCGCGGCGGCAAGCATTGTCGGTAACAAGGCTAGAGTCGCAATCTCTAGCCCGTTGGCTTTCGGTACGCCTACCGGGAATATTACTGCCAACGTTGTCGAGGTACGGATATTCGACAATTCCGGTAACTTGCTAGGGACTGTCGCTCAAGCCAAAACGGTAACGCTGAATCAGCCAATCAGCTTGAGCAGCCTTTATTTTGAAGCTGACCAAACTAGCGCGACTGGGCCTAGCGATGCAGAGCTTGTGAGATGGCTTGACCGGATTTTTCGAGGACAGCCCTACACGGTTCGCCCTAATCTGTTTGTTGATTTGTATACGGCAGCGGATGCGCTAACCAATTATGGGGGTTATGCTCAGCAGTCTTTCTCTGTTGCTACTGGGCTGGCTGATCCGGTTAACGATGGGAACAATTTGGCGCGAATCCTGACTACCACCGCAATAAACTTCCCCACTGCCACTAGCAATGGCAGTGCTCCAATCACGAACGGCAAGGTTTGGGGAGAGGCAGGCAGGACTAATCTTGTTCTGACTTTCAACGTTGCCTCAACCGTGATGGAAACGGGAGACACACTGTCTATTCCAGTTGGCAACGTTTTCACATCAATGGGAGAACCGTAATGGCGTTCCTGGGCTGTCGAATTTTCCAATTCGCCCCAGGTCAGACTCAACCACTGACGGGGCAGATTGCAGCGCCACTAAATACTCAGTGCATCATGGCGATCGCTGGTGCCCGTGCTTATGGCGGAATAATGTCGTTCACCTGGAACAGCTATCCGTTTCAGTTGGTTGGTAGCGACACGCGATACTTCAACAGCAAAAGCTATAACGCGAATGTTTTTCGCTTGAAAAAAACTGGAGTTACAACCACTTCGGTAGAAGGCGAGGAAGATACCTATACACCATATACCCTAGACTTCGGCACGGATTCAGTGGCGTTTGATCTTGCTTACTCAGAGGATCATTTAGGGTTAGCCTGCGTGATCGCGTTTTTTAGTTCACTGGAATTTGAAACAAAGCTTTTGGTTGACGACGCGCTTTTCTACGAAACAAAGACCGGAACAGGGCAGGATTTTTTGCAAATCAGAATGCAAGATTCACCTTTTGCTGTGCGAGTTGAGGGGGGGCTGTAATGGCAGTTTTGGGCACTTCAACCTATTCATTCTCTAGCCTTCCTGCCTCTGGTGGGACGACAACTTTTAGCTACACGTCTCCTGCCAATACAAAGTTGTTGGTTTTTTCACTGTTTGGATCTCGTAGTGGCGCTGTCACCAACAACTGCATCGTAAACGTAAGGTTAGACACAAAACAATTTACAGAATGCGTTGCGGCCCATTACGCCAGCAACATTAGTATGTGCGGTGCTATCTGGTGCCTAACCTCAGAACAAATTGATGGGAGTTACACAGGCACGCTTACGATTACTTCTGGAGCGAGTAGTTCAAGTCTTAGCAGACCTGGTGTGTGCCAGGTCACTGCTTTCGATGATGACTTTGTCCCAATTCGGAACGCTAGACAAGGTACTACCTCTACGGCACTTTCTTTAACCCAAGACATGCACTTTATATCAGGGTTTGTTTTCTCTACGATTATTTCAAACGATACCATTGATGCCGCATTTGCAACGGGCGAAACAGTTGTTCAGTCAAGAGCCGTCGCTGACAGCTACACAGCAGCAGCAGGTTATCGCTATGGATCAGGCGGAACGACACTCACAACAACATTCAGCTCAGCAAACTCTGTGCGTCGGATGTTGGCATGTGTCTATTTCGGCCCTCGCTTATCGAACGGGCTAAGAATCAGTGAGGGTACTTACAAGGCCTCAACTTTCCCGATTGCTACTGGTGTTGGTACTCATGCCAGTAGTTACACGCACGGATGGTACAAAGCACCAGCTAACGCTGATGCGGTTGTGTTTTTCCTGTCTTTTAATGCCTGGGACACCGCAGCATCAAGAGACATATCCTCGGTGACCTGGGGTGGCGTTAGTCTGACAGAATTGGGCAGATCTACTGATGCAACTGTTACTGACACTGGCGCAGGAGTTGATACATTTGTATTTCATCTAATCAGCGATAACTTTCCGGCTAACCGAGAGGGTCTTGTTGAGATCAATGTGAATACATCTTTCAACCCTACTAGTATGCCTTGTCTCATAATTCGCCCCTTGGCTGGATTCAAGAATTTTCGAGCAGGTAGTTTTAGCGCCGCCCACTGGACTTCGACCACGGCACAAACTGAAACTAGAACAGGCACAGTAGGAGATTTGATCCTAGGCTATGCTGCAATTAGCGGCAATAGTTCTTTCAGTCTGACAGAGACAGATCCGATTACGTCAGGGCTAACCAGTCAGTTTTTTGGCTGGATTCAAGCCCCAGATGGGACGGGCAACCCACGTCCAACATACGGATCACTAGCCAGCGCCACCAGAACACAAGCATCCCAAAACATAGTTTTCGATACTGCAAGCTACACCCGTAACACACGGGCAATAGTCGAATTTCAGCCAGTTGCAGCAGGGCAAAACCGCACGCTAACGATGTCCTCGGTTGGCAATTTTACGGTAGTTGCTGGGTTAAGCGTGGCTAGAACGCTGACGACGACCTCAGTTGGTAACTTCGCGATCGCTACCGAGCTAAGAGCCGCCAGAACATTGTCGCTATCCTCTGTAAGTAATATATCTATCCAGCTTGCCTTAGTGGTAGCCAGAAGCTTAACCATGTCTGCGGATGGAAATGTGGCTGTTGTTTCCGGGCTGCGTATTACTCGATCCCTGACTACAGCATCAGTAGGATCTGTGGCTGTAGTCTTGGCGGTTTCGATAGCGAGATCTCTGCTGATCCAATCCGTGGGTAATATTCTCGTTCAAGCCGCTTTTGATGCTGGATCCAAAGTTTTGGAAATGGTCAGTCAGGGCAATTTTGGCATGGCTGCGGTGCTGAGAGTTAGTCATTCAGTTTCCCCCAGTTCACAGGGAAGCATTGCGATAGTTGGATTGGTATCGGCACAGCGGAACCTCGCCCCCCAGTCAGCCGGATCTTTCACAGCAGATGGTGTTTTGTCAGTAGCTAGATTGCTGGCACCTCAATCCGTTGGTTCTTTTGTGGCGGTGGGTAGTGGACTCACGGCGGCAAGATCAATTCAACCATTCTCTCAAGGCAACCTAACCACAGATCTAAATGTCGGCGTTGAGAGAGTCATTTCTGTATTGCTGTCTCAAGGCAATGTAGAGATGGGTCTTGGGTTGAGTGTGTCACACAGCCTTGATCCGATTAGCGTAAGCAGCGTAACGGTTGTACTGGAATTTGAGGGGCTGACTGATGGCGACGGCTTTACTTCTGCTGACAGACTGAGGCTAAACCAGTTACATACGCGCCTATCGGATGATCGCGCCCTTAACCTGGACCTGCTTGATGCCATGGCTCTTTATATTGAAAAACTAGCAGCACGGGTAGGTATTGGCACCGCCTCAAAAATTAGCGACACGGAGATCACCACAGCGAACGAGGTCCTTACTCAGACGATTACCGATAACGGGGATGGCAGCTACACGGTGGAGGAAAGCTGATGCCAGCGCTGAGCATCCTGCGGGAAGGGATTGGTGATGGCGCGTTAGCGGTCACGACGCAAGGGTTTATCCTTCCCGCGATCGCGCCAATCATTGTCTTCTCGTTTCGGGTTATCCCTTCATCAGGGTTATTGATTGTTATCCCTGAACCTGCGGCGTATCGCGTCATTCCCTCACCTGCCCTGCTCCTGGTGGATGGGCAACCAGCGTTACTGAGGTTGCTGGGAGCAGATGCAGATGCGGCGATCGCTCCAGGCTTAGCTATATTTGAAATTATCCCGGAGGACTTATGCTCCCATTAATTGACGGCAAACAAATCTCCCCAACAGGCAGGCACACTTACCGATTCAGCTTGGCTGATCATCTTGCGTTGCAAGTGGGAACGCCCACAGTTGAAAGCGCAGATTGGGACATGCCCCATGGATTAACTGAGATATCGTCTAGCGTGACAACCAACACTGTAACGGTCACGGTAGAAACAGATGATCTGGCGCTGGGTACGTATCATGAAGCGGTTTGCAGTGTCACGCTATCCGACGGGCAAGTACAGTCTTTTCACGTAAGATTCGCTTGCCAACATCTCAGGGTAGAGTGATTTTACCCGGCAGTGGACTACCCCATTCTGTCAGGGCGATCGCCCTATTCCTGTCATAAAAGGGCTGCTGAGGAAGCCATGTCCAGAAATCTTCCTGCCCTTTGAGGTTGTTGCAACGCGCACAGGCAGGGACTAAATTCCCGTCGTTGTTATGACCTCCTTTGGCTTTCGGGATCAGATGGTCTAGTGTTTGGGCATTGTTGACCCCACAAAAAACACACCGCCCTTGGAATCTATCCAAGAGGCGGCGGCGGCGTGATTGATTTGTCTCTGGCAGTAAGTCAATATCAGGGTTCAGATCCATCGCTGGGCTGTAACTCGTTACTTTCAGTATGCCCGATATCGCCTTTTCCAACATCTTCGGAAATAGCAAACCAGATTAGAGCACGCTCAATCACTTCTGATTTGCTCCATCCATTCTTTTCTGCAAGTTTTTCCACCAGTTGCTTGAAGTGAGGGCGGATGACAGTAGGCCGCCATCCAGTGCGTCTGAGGCTGTTTTCGTTTGGGTTTGGCCCTCTAATACCTTTCATGCTGTACCCTTTTAGTGTGTGAACTCGGTTGTTTCTCAACCCTGAGTACATACTACACAAGGACTATATCCGTTGCCAACAGGTTTATGGAAAAGGGTTGCACAGTCGATTGGTACACTGCTATTCGGTCAGGTCTTTGTGCTGAGCGGCAGCGCGATCGCTGTTCAATTGCGCTGCCATGCTCCAAGCTTGCATCCTTCCAAGTAACTGACAAAATTCGATTGCTTCTGTCAGATTTTTCATCCCAAAGATTTCCATCAGCGCTTGGTATTCCCTTAGATCGGTTTCGGAGTAAGTAAGGCTTTTTTTCGTGCGATCTTCAGAACTCATAAGCCTCTCAAGGATTTATTGGATTTTAGGCGAGGTATGCACGTTTAGCAATAATAGACAATAGCATTCTAAGGAGATTGCATGGAGATTGCATAAGGATTATGCTTGTGCTACAAATAGGTGCAACGGTGCAACACTGCATGGAAACTAAATGCAACGGATTGCAACGCCATGCAACGCATACTACAAGCGTTGCAATTACCAAAACCTAGTTATATCAAGGAGTTGCAATGGCAACGACTGAGTTATTTACTTCGTTGGGGGCTTACGCAAAGTCTCGGAATGTTAATAAAGGCACGGTGTATCGGTGCGCTCAATCCCTTGGTATAGATACGTCTGATGGATTAACGAGCGAAGCGATCGCCAAGCTGGAAGCGCACTACAGCATACTGCGCCCAACACAAGCTGAAACGGTGCAACAGCCTGAAGAAACTGGTTCTCAGATTGTAGTATCAGGCCCAGTGCCAGATGGTTTGGAAGTGCCTCAAATGCCTGTCACTAAGCTGCATGCTCCCTCTGTTTTGGGTGAAACCATGGGAGATCCGTTGGCTTTAGCTCATCAGTTCTGCGGTGGTGTTGATGCCATGATTCATCAAAACGCAGAGTACATGAAGGCTCTAGATAAGCGAGCGGAGGATACCCGGTTAGCCGTTCAGTTGATGGAAGACGCAGCTAGAAAAGCGGCAAAGCATCAACGGGAATTTGAGATTCAGTCTGCTGTCAAATCCGAGTTTTTGAAACGAGACACCGATCGCGCTATGCGGATTTCCGGTGTCAATGGCGGTGCGTAACATGGGAACTTTGCTCGCTGCAATGCTACTGACAGCCTACAAAACGCTGAATCGCAGAATGAGATCGCCCCGATTCTGGCTACTGTGGCTGTTTGTGCTGGTTAGCGCAACGGCCATCACTGAACAGGTTTCGTCGGGGGTCAGCCCTGGGTTAGCGGTATTTCAGCAGTCAATGGGCTTTGTTCTGTTCTACTGTTTTCTGCCGCCTGAGTTGACGGAGCTAGAAGCACTGCGACGGTATTTCAATCGGCTGCATGTCGATGCACTTGTGAAACAAGGTGAGGGATCAAAGGAATTTCAAATCATTTCAGAGCATCTAGAGGGGATTGAAAACCATGAAAATTAAGCGTGGACACATTGCGGCTGGGCTTGTATTCGTAGTCGTAGCGGGGGCACCTTATTGCTATCGCCGGATTGCTGCACAAGTAGCCGAAAAAAAAGCTGAACATCTTGCGGCGATTGAAGCACAGCAAACACAAGAGGTGCTACCTGAACCCGATAAGCTGGGGCTAGCACAAGTGCAATCACTGATTCAAGCACGGGCAAGTTATCTAATTGAACGGGGGCAATCTGAAGGAAATGTCCTCGCGTTCTTGAATGCTCACATGGAACGCACGAACCAGCGTATTCGAGATCGCGCCATTGCCCAAGCAGCTTACTCCGGGGAAGCATACGGCTTTGCTGATTCGCTCAACGACTACAGCGAATATCAGGCGATCCAACTGGCTATCTTTTGGATTGCCCATCCTGAGCAGAACAACGCGGTAAACGCCGTAAGCCTTTTGCCGCAAGATGTACAGGTTGAGTATATACAGCCTGAACAGAACGCGGCGATCTCTGCACAAACCGCTTGGAGTGCCCCTGCACAGACTGTGCAGCCCGTGGTTGAAGTTGGAGGGTTAGAGTGATGGCAACTGAGGCTAACCAAGCCAGCAAGGAAACCAAGGCGTTCTATGGGGCGTTGTTTGGGCTGTCGTGTGGCTGGGCTGCCCTGCAATCGCCTTTGGTGGGCGGATTGGCTGCAACGGCTGTGTTTGCTGTGATGCAACGGAAGGGCTTTAATCCGATTGATTCAGCAAGTGCAGCATGGTCGCTGATTGCTCAAGAGATTGACGAAGCAGCCCCTAGTGCTGAAATCAACTTTGATGCTGTGCGCCTTGTGTCGAAGGCTGTGCAGCAAACGCCTTTGTCAAAGTATCTTGAGTTCGATCTAGCCGAACGGCACCAAATCAATGCAGATTGGATTGTCCGTGCATTTACGCTGAACAATCACACTAAGCGGGTGCGATCGCTGGGCTTGATGGGGGAACCAGGTGATGGAAAGACGATGTTACAGCGCTATCTGATCTACCTATTCTTGCGACAAAACCCAGATGGCGAAGTGTACGTGCATGATTCACAGCTACAGTATCACCTCAAAGAAAACCCTGACTTCTGGCTAGGACTGGAGCAGGGCAAACATTTGTTTATCACTCCTGCTGAATTGGTGTCCCTTGTGGACAAGGTTCGCAGGCGAGTTCTTGAGGCATCGCCAATACCCACTCTGTTAGTAATTGACGAATTCAACAACACACTTCCCTTAGTCAAAGAGTCCCAAAGAGATAGCGTTTTAGAAGGGTTGAGGGCAATCAAAGACCAGGGGGGTAAGCATCGAATTCAGTTTGTGCTGTCTACTCAGGCAGGCAGTGTGGGAGAAGCGGGCATCAATCAGGCGTTTATGAGATCGCTGGATTGGTGCATCTTCCGGCAATCTCTGTTAACAGGGGGCATCATTCGCAACCTTGGTCTACGGGATAAAGCGCAGGATGCCTTTAAGCGCTTATCTGATGAGCTTGAGGGAATGCCGCTAGAAATCAATGGGCATCGTCCGGTTATCACCTACCTGGATAAAGAGATAGAGCTTAACGGCGTTCCCGACCTGTCTGGACTTCCCAAGCGGATAGAGTTGCTTTCCCCTGATGACGAGGGAAAGGCATGGCTAAAGAGCATTTTTGCCACGTATCCAGACGTAGCGACGCTGATTGAAACGGGCGGGATTACTTCTCGTTCTGCCCTTATCGACCATCTAAATCCGATTCTCAAAAGAGCAGGGCAAAAGGCGATCAGACGAGATGATTCTGATTTTCGGAACGTTGCATTAAAGGACAATTGGGCGGAAATCTTAGAGGGTAATTTTTGGGGTTTGGCTGCACAAGAGGATTGCACAGCGCCCTCACCGGAAGCTGTGCATTATGAAGGGTAAGGGTTTTGGCTGTTCAGCCTGATTTTAGGCTGTACGCACAGAACGGTTGTTAGAACGGGTTGTACTGCACGGAATAGTTGTTTTTGTACGGAGCACAACTGATGAGAGTAGGTAATGCGTTGGTAGGGATACTTGTGTTCGGACTGCTATATAACATGCTGGCAGGGGGTGCGATCAATGTTGCCAAGGCGACCGAGATTGGCGCTGATTACATCGCTCGGTTTGTGATTGCAATTGTTGGGGTTGAACCTGTGGAGGATGACCAGTGAAAGGACTCATTGATACGCTTGTAATTTTGCTCATTGGGGTAACGCTTCTCTATATCTGGGCAAAGCTCAGCCCCGAAACATATAACGCCAAGATACAGGAATCAAAGCAATGGTTAGAGCAAGTGAAGGAGGAACCAAAACAACAGATCGCACCTCGATCCAAGACAGCAGCGAAATAAGAGAACTGCGTAAAGTGCTGTCTGATTTGCAGGCAGAGTTACGACATGAACGAAAGGGCGGTGAGAATGCAGCGATCGCCCTTCAATCTCTGCAAAATAAAATTGATCGTATAGCGAATGATGTTCGCGCTGAAAAGCTAAAGAACGATGGCATCGCACAGCCCTTAAGAGAATTGAGGCTTGCCCTGGAGCATCACAAACAGCAGTTAGAAAGTCTGCCAGGAGTAGCTGAGTATCGAGCAATTAAAAGTGAATTAGAAGAAATATCTAGTCAAGGCAGTATTAATAAACTTTACTTTGCCGCGATCTTAGCTGCTGGATGTTTGTCGATTGTCACGTTAATTGATGTTCATGTGGCGGTCAAAAATATTCTTTCATGGCGGCCATCATTACCAGGGCTAGGAGGGCAGAGAACCGAGACATCTTCTGATACTGTGCCTGATAGTGAAACCCCATTACAGCTTGGTTCGATTGTCGCTGGCTACGATGTGACGAGCATAATGGGTAGCCGTGTGCCGCCGTGTCCCGGTTGCTCATCTCAGCACAAAGGGATTGATTTTGCCACACCAACAGGAACACAACTATTCACACCCCAATCTTCTACAGTGACTTGTGAGACTGCTGGAGGTGCGGGATTAATGGCAACGGTTGAAGCGAAGCGCGGCGATCGCCCTAAGTTTGTTGCTATGCACTTAGACACTTGCAGCAGTGGGGACTACGAAGCGGGGCAATCATTTGCCACAACTGGAAACACTGGCAACAGCACAGGGCCGCACCTACACTTGGAAATGTACTTTCCCGACTTAGTGCCCGTTACCTATGAATGGGCAGAGCGGTTTTTTATTGCTGTAAAGCCCAAAAAAACGATGGGTGAAACGGCACTTGCTGATGAGGAGATCATCTGTGCGATTGGCAATAGCGAGGGAACCAGGGGCGATGATTGCAGCCCAAACCCTGCCTACTTTGGGCACGCAGATCCGGGTAATGGCGCTCACAACATGGGCACGTTCAGTTACCAGCATGGAGCATCTAGTCCTGAAGAGGCTGATAAGAAATGGCTGCCTGTATTGCGAAGCGCTGAGGCAGATATTCAAGGGCAAGCGATCGCTAAGTTTGGTCAACCCCTGTCAAAAGCTGCCCTGCTAGCCGCGATCGATTTGTACAATCAAGCGCCAGCAGCAGGAAACGATTTTGTGCAACATCTTGAAACCCATGACCCAACGCCTGAGCAGATTATTAATGCCAGAGCTAAATCTTTTGTTAATCCTGCCAGCGGTGCCCTTGAAGCCCCTGGTCTGGGGAATGATCCTGCTAGGGTATCCGCCGATCAAGAGAGGCGAGTGCAAGAGTTGCTGGAGGCCATACAATGAAGCCCTACTACTTGCGTTATAAAGCCAAGAACTATAGATGTTGCATCTTGCCTGTTTTTCAAGCACAGCAACTGCACCACACTACCTATAGCCGCTACAACAACGGAGAGCAACTATGGGTAGACCTGCTACCCGTTTGCCTGTTGGCTCATTGGCTACTGCATGGCGTTGCTGGTGGCTCTCTGTGGATGGGTAAGGCAGTCACGCGACAGAACCGCATGGCAAAGCGCCTTAAACTGAGATGGCTGCTGGGCTACCCTAACCCTTTGCAACGCGCTCTACACATGTGGGGCCGCTTGCCAGTATTGGTGAAGTGTTTACTAGGGGTGCTGATCCTGTTTTTGCACATGAAGCCGCTTATGTAGCCTCTGTAGCGAGATCTCTCTCATATTTAGTCACGTAAATCGCTTTTATCAACGTGTTCAAATCGCATTGATAAGCCCTCAAATACATGGGCACATCCACTAGGGAAGGGCAGGGAATAACCCTGCCCCGCTCCCAATTTCGGAAAGCACCCAGACTAACCTTTAGCTCTCGTGCCATATCCTCCTGGCTGCGCCCAGCATTCATCCTTAACTGCTTCAAATTCATACAACCTCCTTTTTTCTTTAAGATAAAGCATCAATCAAATACCGTCAATTGATTGACACATAGCCCTATCCTGCATTACACTAAGTACAGTCTGAAACGCAAAGAGGGCATCATGTTTGATGAACAAGTGATAGAAGCTTTCGGGGTGCCTGCTGTTGAAAGACGCTATTGCCCAGAGCCGCCTGAGCAGTACCGTTATTGGCACAAGATCACCCTGTGCCACTTAGTTACCCATGAAGAGTGGCTACTTGAGTTTGGATCTGATACCGATAACTTTATCTGGACAATGGATGAAGTTAAGCGGCTACGCGGTTCCGCCCTGTGGGGGATTGTCGATAATCAGTGCGTTGACGCTTTAGAAGATCCCAACTTTTTCTGATCGTGTAATGCAGGATGCCTCTCATGACATCCTGCATTTTTCAGCCCTGTCGTATGGCTCAAAACTAGGCAATGTCAAACACGCCAAATGGAGGCAACATGACTTTTTTACCAGTTGATTACGAAGTACCTCAAGCGTCCGGTAGTGGGGGCAAATATTTCAAACCCCAGAAAGGAGAGAACAGAGTCCGTATCCTAACGGACTGCATCACGGGCTGGCTCTACTGGAATAGCGATGACAAACCCATGCGGTTGCGTGATCGACCAACAGAAACACCTGATGATATTCGCGTTAAAGACGGGAAACAAGATCGAGTTCGGCATTTTTGGGCGATGGTCATTTATGATTACGCCTCTGCCCAAATTGCTATTTGGGAGATCACGCAGGGCACCATTCAAAGCGCGATCGCTGCCCTGGCGACTGATGCTGATTGGGGTCACCCGCGACAGTACGATTTGAAAATCACTCGCACAGGCGAGGGGCTAGACACTGAGTACACGGTCGTTCCTAGTCCAATCAAGCCTGTGTCCTCTGAGATCTCTCAGGCTTATCTGGCAACACCTGTTAATCTATACGCCCTATATGACGGTGCTAATCCGTTTGATGCGGAAAAGCATAGTCACAGCATAAATATGTCTGTAGCCGATGCTGTGACGGCTATGGTGGCTGACGCTAAGGCGCGAGGAGTAGACGTTAAAACAGTGTGCAAACAAAGTGGCTTGCCGACCAAAGCTAGCGAATACGACGAAGCAATGATGCTTCGCCTGGAAGATGCCTTGCAGCCTCACCTAGAAACCGAGATCGCATACGAAGACATTCCTTTTTAATCAGCATCTGCTGATTGTCATGACAAACCCCTACTGAGTAGGGGTTTTTTTATAGTTATCAATAAAGAATCCCTGCATACCTGTCACACCCCATTCCCAGAATTTTTCAAATTGTTCTGCTGATTCAATCCACTCTGCAATCACGCCGCATTTCAGTTCACGCCCTAGCTTAATCACAGATTGCAAGACGATTGCGGTCTTGTGGTTCTGCCATTCAATGCACAGCGCCCCATCAATTTTGATATGCGTCGCAGGGAACTGAGCGATCGCGTTTAGGTTACTATGGCCTGCCCCAACATCGTCAATAGCAATCAAGAATCCCATCTCACGCAACCCGCCCAAGGCTTCGGCTATCCCGTTATGCGCTCCCTGTTCTGTGACTTCAATGCAGATCTGACTGGGTGTGACCTTGTAAGTAGTAGTCAAAGCCAAGATCTTATCTTGAAAATCGGGGCTTCTCAGTGTGGTGGTCGTGAAGTTGATCCAGTTTTTTGCCCAGGGTTCAATACCCGCTTTCAGCGCCTTTTCCGCCACAAACCAATCCAAACGAGCGCTTAATCCTGGATCGGCATTAACCGCGTCAATCCAAAATTTAGCGGGCAACAAGCTCCCGTCTGGCTGTTTGATCCGGGCTAAAACTTCCCAGTTCTCCCTGCGGTGCCGTTTCAGGATGCGTTGATATTTCAGCACAATCCGATCCTCTGCGATCGCTGACTTAACCTGTTCCTGCCAGTACAACTGGTCTAAACGGGCTGCAGTTTCGTGTGGACATTGCGGGTAGGGGCAAGCGTCGTGAGTCATCGCTAACCGCCATACTTGAGAATCACATACAGCAGCACTGACGCAAGCAGAAACAACCACCAGAGCCAATTAGGAAAACCTTCAGGCCCGTTTAACACCAGTAAAACAAGCTCTGCATACCAGGGGCGATCACTGGACTTTTTTGCTGCTGCCTCAGCCTCCTGCAGGGCGGCTGTGTGCTGAGCGATCGCCGCGTTGATAGTTTCGTTAACAGTGGGGGTTTCGTCGATCATGCAATCTTCCTGAAGGGTTTCGTCAATTGCGGTGGTCGCCCTAAAACCTTCATTACCGAATCCGAAAGTGAACACATCGTCGTCATGAATATTTGTCCAATATTCAAGCGCCAATTGGGTTTTACCTGTCTTGCCCATTTGTCGATACGTGGGATTGCGTCCCACATGTTTGATTTGCCATTGTTCACGTTGATATTGCGTGATACACCTGATAAAAGCCTGAGATCTTGATACAGTATCGTGTTTAAGTGAAATGTCGGGTTTGCTTATATCTGTAACCCGCCCCACAAGCCATTCATGCCCAATCGGGTAACAGTCAGTATCTAAAATACGCGAGTGATTTCCGTGCTGATTTCCGTCGAAGAAATTTAGTTCTAATCGTGCCATCGTTTCCCCCTGCTCGGTTTTTCGTAACTCTGCCTGGTGGCGATGCCCATCTATAGGTTAGCGAATCTTGTGTTTCACGATACCCGTGAAGAAAACAAAAACGCCCTCGAATTGACGAGGAACTTCGTTTATGTATTGCAGAATGACGGAAATGGGATATACTAAAAGCGATCGCAATGCTGTAGGAGGCTTGGCGATCGCTTAGTGACTATTTTATTTGTCAACTCTATTGTATGGGTTGATTGCGGGATTGCTAAGTAAAAGGCCTCCTGATTCACTCAAACACGACAACATGAGAACTGCATTAATTCAGATAGAGGGACTAGCACCTTACTGCCAGTCACGATTCCACGGCATTGAAAGACTGAATAAGGAAGGCCCAGAAGCCTACGAAACCCGTACATGGCCTAACAAGGCACACTGGGATCGCAGCGGAAATATTGAGATTCCGGCGTTGGCGCTAAAGAGCAGCTTGGCTGAAGCCGCTAAATATCTATCCAAGCAAATCCCCGGTAAAGGGAAAAGCACCTACCGCAAACATTTCGAGTCGGGTGTCTTGGTACTGGATTCACCTGTCATCAAAACCGCAGACGGCACGATTATCAATAAGTCAATGCTTGATGAAGAGGGATCTCCTTATAAAGGAAGGACGATTTTTTGTTCAGCGGATGGCACACCCGGAAGCGGTAAACGGGTACATCGAATGTTTCCGCTGATTGAAGAGCCTTGGTTTGCAGAGGTGCACTACACAATTATTGATGACACGATTGTTAGAGATGTTTTCGAGGAACACTTAAGAGCCGCAGGCAACTTTATCGGTATTGGTGCCTTCCGTGTTCGTAATCGGGGTATTTGGGGCCGTTACCAACATAGAGTGCTTGACTGGCAGGATGAGGTTTCGCTAGCCGCGTAACTAAGTGTTTTTGCACGACACTCACGACACGACACAGTACGACACGACACGACACGGCACGTCACAACACAGCACAACACATCCATTCGCTTTGGCGAGAGGTTTTATGCAACCAGAAATCAACCCATCTGCTTTAGGTCGTCGCCATGTAATCACTACCGAGCTGGTAGAGGCAATGCGGCAAGTTGAGGAAGGACAGCTATTCAGTTACGACCAAATATTGGAAATCACACAGCTAACCAAAACCAAAAGTTATGGCTATATACAATCGGCCAAAAAGATTCTGGAAAACGAGTATGGCATGGTTTTCGAGAACGAAATCAATGCCGGGTACCGCAGGCTTCATCATGGCGAAATTCCTTCAACCGCCAACCGAAAGCATGTGGCAAAACTAAAAAGTAACGCCAAAAGGTTTAGAAACAAGCTAGAAGCGGTAAACCCTACCGAGCTTAGCCCCTCGGAACAGATCACCTATACGCTAGGGATTACCAACCTACACGTCATGGAAAGTCTTACCGATCCTCGCTCACAACGGGCATTAAGAAAGCAAATTGTGTCATCGTCGGACGCAACAAAGCAACTGGATAAAGAGAAGATTTTGGATAGCTTAAAAGGGTTTGGTTAGGTTTCATGAATAGCAATTAAAACTTCACATCACAAGACTTCACGTCACACCACGACACAGCACTACACGACACATCACAACACAACACATCTTTATTGGAGGTTTTATGAATAGCGGTTAAAACATCACGCCGCATCACATCACAGCACTGCACAGCACGACACATCACAGCACGCGATAAGACTACACAACACGCGACTCGACAACACAACACATCTTTATTAGAGGTTTTATGGATAGCAGTTAAACCTCACGTCACGACACGACACGACACGGCACATCACCACACTTCACGGCACCACACGCTACACCACATCACAACCATCGGCCCCATGTCTTCGGATGTGGGGCTTATTTGTAACGCATCACTCTCTTTATTGATAGCTTGAGTAATTACTCAATTACTCACTCACTTAATCATTCATTGCCTTGCGATCGCGCTCACCCTATGATTGCCCCATGAGGTGAGGTGGGCAATGATAATCAGCCTGATTCAATACAAAGGAGGGGTAGGCAAAACCACTAGCGCTGTTTGCCTTGCAACTCTCCTGCAGCAGCAGGGCAACACCCTAGCTATCGACAGCGACCCAAACAAATCACTTACCCTATGGGCGCGTAAAGGGCTACTCCCCTTCAAGGTTTGTTCTGACAATGAAGCCCCCCGGCTACTGATGTCTGGACAGTTTCAGCATACGGTGATCGATACCCAAGCCAGACCTAAGCCTGACGAGATTGAGGCGATCGCCCGTGGAGCAGATTTGCTCATCCTCCCCAGCAGCCCTGACCCGTTAGCCCTGGCAGCGCTGATTCAGATTGCCACAGCGCTACCAGAAGGAACCAACTATTTTTGCTTGATTACCCTTTCACCTCCCCCTCCACAACGTGACGGCATGGAGGCGATCGCCGCGTTACAGCGACATGGTTTGCCCGTGCTTTCCAGACCGATCAGACGATTCAAGGAATACATCAAGGCGGCTGATGAAGGCAGAACGGTTAGGGGAGTGGCTTGGCACGATTGGCAGGCGATATGGAAGGAACTCAATGGCAACTGACTTTGATGACATCTTTAATGCCGCAGGCAAGTCAACCCAGCAGCCCCCATCGGCTAAGCCTGGTCCGTGGGCAGAGCTGGCACCCGAAGAAAAAGAAGCAACCATCAGACTGAACGTGGATATTCCGATCGCCCTTAACGATGCCCTGGCAGACAAGGCGAGGGAACTTCGCACATCTAAGAGTGAATTGGTGAGAAAATTACTTGAGTGGGCACTCAAATGATTGAGTAATTGAGTGAGTGTTTACTCAATTCGCTGCAAAACAGAGTGTTAGTCCACATTTAGTCCGAAGCTGTAAATGCGACACTAAGAAGCTTTATTCATCAAGGGTTATAGGATCTGAGTATTTGCGGAACAGGCAACCATTCAAAGGGAAACCTATATTTATCAAGGCTTGCAGCGTTTTGGTAGTCCATGCTGAAACACTGATTTGTAACGCATGATTCCTTTACCCCTGAAACACTCGATATAATGGCGCAAACTTGAGGGCGGTTATCGTGCAACCCACAGAACTAACGCTAGAGCAGCAATTCAGTCTCAGGTCGTTTGAAGCTCAGGTAAACAAGATGAGCCTGGAGCAAGCTCAAGAGTTCTTAGTGAGTTTTTATGAGCAGATGATGCTAAGAGAAAACAGATATAAGCGTCTTTTGTTGCATGAATGGGGCCTCGCCCCAAATGGGGAGATGTCTCTCCCTATCAACCCAGAGGGCTTATGATTTTTGATTCTGTCTTTCTTCAGGAAACAAAAATGTTGTATAGCCTGTGCTGCTTTGTCCTTTTTCCATCAAACCCTCATCGACCATGCGGTTAAGGGTTGCCCGAATTCTTCTAGGTGAGGGCCAGGGAAGATTTTCTTCTTGTAAAATGCTTTTACCTGGTTCGTGCAACACATTCCAGTACCTCATGGTTTCCTGTCCCGATCCTCGAATAAAGGCATGAGAATTGTTTCGATAAGTTCCCTTCACCATTCGACGGATGATGGATTCTTCGTTAATAGGGCTAAATAGTTTTCTCTTCATCTTTTTTCCCTTGCCTTTTCTTTAATAGCGTAATACAGTCCTTTTGAATCGCTGACCATCAACCCAGAAGGCTTATGATCGACGCGCTGATCGTACTGTTAGTATTTGTCGCGGTTTCAATCGGCCCAATAGCGATCGCTATGTCCATCAAAATCGAAAAACCTTAAGGCTCATCTAATCTTCACCTGCAGGCCGTTGAACAAAGCTAAGCTTTGCCCCTTTGATACTGGCTATTTTCGCCAACTCCCCAACATCCTTTTGCAGATCTCGCAGGGTTGCTAGATCTCCTTCAATGATGACGATGATTTTATTTGGTATCTTCACTGCTTTATCTCCTGATTGATCAGACGGGAATCGATTTTCAGGTCAGACAGGATATGCATTGTGCCGAGCAATTCAGCCCGGATCACATTACGCATCTCCATTGGGGGATTAACGACATGAATTTGATTTTCTGCGACTACGCATTCAAGTGAACGGCTACGCCAATTTTTAGCTACTTGCTCAATCAAGTTCTCTACTTGACGAGCTTCCGCGTCTGTTTTGGGATAACACTCAATCCCGTAACAGTGAGATTGGTTTATTTTGTTTTGGGTTTCAATCGTCATATCCTGTAGTCCTGCATTACAAAGTGATTTCAGTCCACAATCCATCCCTGATGGCCGTCTTAGATCTTCCTGTCAATTCCTTAATTCGATTGATAGCAGACTCGTTTTTCAGCGCCAGTATCGAATTACGCCACGCCACACCAGGCACATGACGGATCGTCACTTCACAGCGACCACTACCCCTATAAAAGCCTTCAATGGTGCTCTTTTTTGATATCAGATGTAACCATGAATCATCTTCGATAATTCCTGCATCCACCAGTAGGTCATTAATCGACTCTTCTGCGTTCGACAGGTCAAACTCACGGGGGCGGTCTTTCCCGCCGATACGAAAACTGTATTCAATCTCTACAGGGGAAGGGATAGCAAAAGCATCCTGCAATGTGGCAAGTTCTGCTTTATGCCACGATTCGTAAGCTTTGCTAGGCAGTATGCGACCGTTGGCTATCCTCTTGCTGTTTTTCTTAGAGGGTATGTGACCCTGGAAAATTAAAGTTACTTCCATTATTTCTCATCTCCCAAAATCCAGCAGAACAATTCCCAAGCACACGCGATCGCTACAATCGCCAGTACCAGCAAGAGGATTAGCGGAAATAGAATCAGCCAGTTCAACCAAGGCATTTAAGCTATCTCCAATTGCTGAACAGCGTCGTGATCCCGAAACATCCGTTTGCCGCCAATCTCCCAGACGCATTCCGAGTAATATTCGTGGCGTTCTCCGTTCCCTCGGTTCATTGTGTCAAGTGGCCCTAGATCAGAGAAAAAACCAGTCCGATTGTGCTTAGCTAGCACTTTCTCAACAGCTTCGATTAAGACATCTGAAGCATAGTTAAAAACGACGATCCGTTCTGCTTTACCTGTTGCTAGAACTGCATCCAGACAATCCGTGGTTAACCGCAATACGGCATCAGAACCAGGATCCCCGTGATGACTATACGCCTCAGTCATCTTTTTGCCAGGGGTGTAATACGGCGCGTCGATCACCACCAACGCTTTCTCATGATCCGAAGTTGCTAACGCTTCTACGGCTCCTTGCCAGCCATCGCGAAAGCTCAGCTTTTGTATGCCGTTATCAGGCCATTCATAGCTCCACCCGGCAAGGTATTTCTCTAGCTTGTCTTGAGATAACGCTACGTTAAGTTCTTTCTGACGATTGCGACGCAGAACGCCGCCAAAAGTAAGCCTTTTTAGCGTGAGGTAAGCGGCGGCATAATCTATGAGTGAGTGCGGGTTAGGAAAATCGTAGATTCCTTTAAGCCTGGCAAATGTGCCGCAAGGATCAGATTCAATTCGCACCCTCCAAAACTCAATTTCCTCATTTACTGCTGCTTGAAGCTGAGGATCACTCCAGCACCTCCAGACAGACCTAACCCCTACGTCAACATCTGCGGCAATCGCGTTTGTCGCGCCATGGGGATGTTCAAAAATCGTTGCACCTGATCCGGCAAGAGGCTCTACAATCACGTCGTAAACATAAGGGCGATCGCAGATCAGAGATTTGAGTACTCCCATTACCGTTGGAAGATACCGAGATCTTCCTTTACCTCCAGGGTAAGGACTGATTAGCTGAGTACGTTCAGCCATCGCTTTCATCCTCCTGAAGAAACAATGAATCGTCACTTAAGTACAGCTTTGCAGCTTGCGTCACAAGCCATCGCCACGTTCGGCGTTCCTTGTTCAACTTTCGCTGGACAGCGGTTTTCAGATCTGAGTCAATGACCGCGTAAACCCCCGACCCAACTGATGGCATTGCATATCCTCCTATATCCTCCTATATCCTGAAACACACAAGGGTAATTGTCAACCGTGTGTCTCAGATAATGCTGATTCGTAACGTGCCAGGATTCGCTTCTCTGTGGCCCTCTCCTGGGCGATGGCATACCTGCACTCCTCTATCTCCCTTAGCCATGCTTTCGCTTGCTCTGGGGGCACACAACCGCGAATGCGGGGATGATGATATTTATCAAGGGCGGATTGATAAATATGTTTGGCGCTGTAGTTGCTGTGCATGGGCTTAATCCTGCGTTTCAGTCTAGATAGATCAGATTTTCTGGAAGAGCAGATATAACGGGTTCTTTACGCACCAACGGGTTTTCATGCTGTTCCCGCTCCTTCCAGTGGACATAGACCAGGGAGATAGATCCGCTAGCTTCCCAGTGCCATCGCTCAGGGCGGGGCGCAATTCGCCCATGCCAGCCGTTTAGATTTGTGACCAGCTTGCCAGTGCCCTTGGGAAACTTAGAAGAGTCAATTTCGAAGCTGCTCACGGATCAACGCCTCCCTGAAACTTAGGACTTCCTCATAGCTGAGTAGCTCAATTAGTCGGTAAAACTTCAGCCCTTCTTCAGTGGCGGCAACAATTGAGCCAACAGCGATCGCCCTGTTTCGTCCCAGTGCCTCAACCATGAGGCGCTTTATAGCCTCAGCATCCGTGACTAGCCAACGGAATGACGAAGCAGGAATCACCCCACCGGACTCTTGACGATAGCCACGTTGGAATTTGACAAGGTGCAGCTTATAGGCAATCTCTCGAATGTCCTGCAGCGCGTCAGACAAGTTCTCTATCAGGACATCCATACCAAATCTCCTTCTTTCGGATCAGGACGTGGAACAGAACCAGACAGGGCAACAGCGATCTCTTCTGACGGAATGGTGTTAGATGCTAATTGCCAGTCTTCTCTAGACAAGGGGGCATTCCACTTTTCTTGGTATTCAGCCTTGGTAAACGACTTCCTCCCTTTCCTGTGAAGCTCTGCCAAGTCACGACGAAACCGCTTAAACCTAACGTAAGCTTCTCCTCCCATCTGGTTCCGCAGGTTTCGAGTATCAATCGGTTCAGGTAAGAAAGGCTTGGCTTGCTGTTCTAACAGCTTTTTCGTTTTCTCCCGTCGCACCTCTTGGTAAAACCATTTGACATCTCCGGGCACCGTGCGATCTCTGCATTCCGTAATACGATCAAGCGCCTCGTAGAAATCTTCGGCATCAACCAGCGGTTGCTTAGTGGCGGCGTTTACAGGAAAGCTTTCAAAAAGTTTCGCGATCGCGCTGTCTTCCACTGGTCTCCACTGTTTCAAGCCAATAAGGTCTTTTATTGCCCGAATAAACTCAGGCAGTTCAATCAAAACAACTTCATCCTGAATCATCTCCGTTTCCTCGCTTGAATGATTTCGTAGGCGGTTTTCTCAGGGGCTTTATCCTGTCCAGGGCTTTGACTTGATAGGTAATCGTCCCAATAGCCCGTGAGCTTTTCAAATTCGCAAGCTCTTTCACAATTCAGTAGGTGATTCCTTGCCATTGTTTTTGGGTGCATCCTGCCATCTGTGCTCATCTGCTCAGATAGCCATTCAATAAAGCCAGGATCAACCTTTCCTGATTCCTTCCAAGGGAAGCTAAAAAACATTGCTTCCGTGCCATCTCTCGGAACCTTAAGGGGGGTACCTTCTGGGAGTACCTTTAAGGGAGTACCTTTGTCTACCAAATTTGGTAGGGGTAGGCCTACCTGATTTGGTAGGGGGGGGGTACCTGATTTGGTAGGGGTACCCCTACCTGATTTGGTAGTACCTGATTTGGTACCCCTACCTGATTTGGTAGGGGTTTTTAATGTGTGATTCCTGATCTCTTCAACATGATCTGCAGGTGCCCAATCATCCTCGTGAGTTGGTTCGATTTCACTGGACTGACCTGCTCGTTCGTGGACCACGATCAAGCGCAGCGCCTTTAGGATCTTGATAGCGTTACGCGCTGTTTTGGCGTTCATGCGGCAGCACTTCGCTGTGTTAGGGACTGATTCGTAGTGAGTGCCCGTACGGGTTCCGGCTCGTCGCATGATGTGAGCGTAAACCCTGAACTCATTTGGGTTTAGAGGATAATCGTCGAGACACGCTGGAATGAACGCGCCCCTATCTGGTCGATTGCCTATCATTTGCCTGCCCCCTTAAATGCTTGGGGTAGACAAAACTGCGTTGTTGTATGTATCATGTTTGCAATCCTTGAATGAAGTAGATTTGTTCTGCTAACCGTTGTCTGTTTGCTCTCTACCTCCGTTTAACGTTTAGACTTTAACCCCCTGTTTACAGCAGGGGGTTTTGTTTTTCAGGCTTCAATCCTGCATTACAAGATTAGATCACTTGCAAGGCGTTTTAATCCGTATTGGGAAAGTCAATCTGTAGGCGATCAAGTGTCTCTGGCGGTATCTCTTCCAAGTAGGGCTCAATCATCGTGTAATCGCATTTAATCCCCCCGCAGTGAAATTCACCCCAACGCTTAGTCAGTAACAAATTTGCCTCTGTTCCGCTCAATCCGCAGGGGAGCAATTCAATAAACGGATCTTGCCCTTGTTCGAAGCATTTCCATGCTTCAAGGTTTCTCATTTTTTCGTTTTTCATTTCACACCCTGATCATTGTGATTTCTTTAGATTGCCTCACCCATCGCACCGCCGTGCCATAAGACACGGGAAAAGGCGGCACCCACAATGAGTTTCTTGTGCATTTCAGCATGTACTTGCGACGGTCTTGCCGTAATGCTTCTTTGGGTACTCTGGTTTTAGTTGTCATTGCTTCTCTCCAAAAAATACTTAGTGCCGTTAAATTGCACCCCTGGTAGGCTTCCAGACGCGATCGCGGTTGCCATCCATCGATCAACGGCGGCTAACAGATTTCTGTTAACCGTGTCCCGTTCCAATACCTTCAGCCCACAGATACGGGCTAATTGCTCAGCCGTTTTAGGTTGTAGACGCAACTGCGCTAGGATCATCCCCCTTCGTTGGTTGAAAACTTGAGAGACTATGGTGCTGTAGTTGGGTTTGCTTGTGATGGGGGCAAGCTTAGGCATGGCTAACCCTCAGAATTGCCTCATCAACAGCGTATAAGAAGCAAGTCGAAAGCACCGCTAGCCCTTGTTTCTGGGCATACCTGACTCCCCAGTCTTCGGCTTGTTCAAATGTTTCACAAACTATTTTCTTCTTGAATTTGCTGCCATCCGAAGCTTCTAATTCAATTTCAAATAGACTCATCTGTTTCTCCTGCCATTTGGCAATATTTGCTCAGCAATTTATCAAGCTCACTTTGAGCTGTTTCCCTGTTTTTTGTTGCCCGATATATTTGGCAGATGCGCTCTATCTGACTTTTCAGCTCTAGAGGAACCCTGACGGTAGCCGTTTTTCTTGGTGTTCTCGGCATGGTTACCGTGTGGTTACACTGCCTTTTCATCATTACACGCCGCATCCTGTATTACAAGATGCGTGTATAAAACTTGTGTAAAGTTATGATGAAGTGTAGAAAAATTACCACTGATAAAGCTTGACAAGACGTTGTAGAATGTTTGCGTTGCGCGTAGGTGATAGCCTTGCCAGTTCTTCATGAGAGCCAGATTGTTCCCAGTGAGTATCGTGAAAAGTTACGGGCGCTTTTTAAGTCTCAAGTTCGGCTATTTGTGGATCCTCGCGATCGCGGAGAAGGTCTAAACGAATTGTCTCGTTATAGTGTTCAACTGTTTAGCAAGCTTCCGTCACAGGGTAAGCCTGCTGGGTTTGAGAAGGGACTGAGCACCGCTACGATTTCCCGGTGCTTGAATGCCACAAAGGTAGGTGCGGGCGGCATTGGCGAATCAGGGCTGAGTGACGAGAATTTGAACAAGGTAGCCGCTTACCTTGGGTTGCATGTCGCCAAGAATTGTAGCATCCCTTACGCCGGACGCATTCTAAAAGATTGGCTATGGGGCGAAGTTGATCTTGAGTTTGACGAAAGCATGAACTTGGTCGGCGGTTTTCAGCATCCATTAGATTTGTCTATGCCATTTCCTAAGATGGAAGTTCATCAATTGGTCGATTTGATTAATCGGCTAGTTGAACAGCTAGGAGATCTGGCTAGCAAAGATCCGAGCATGTATCACCCCTGTGTTTATTTGTTGAGAGGGTTGGTCGCAAAGGGCGTAACTGAAACGCAGATTGCAACCGATATGGGCATTACAGAACAGCGCCTAGACGAGATCATAGGTGGATCTCTGTTTGAGCCAGAAGAAAAACTAGGTGCGTCCAGGCTGCTAGGACTAACCGTTAGCCAACTTGAAGACCTGGGATGTTGCCGATCCCTTAACCATGCTCGAAATAGATCTCGAAATCCATCAATGAATCTGGGATAACAAACCTTAGATGATCTGGTAGCGATTGAAACGCTTCTGCAAAATGCTCGTTTTCACAATGAATGATAATTTGTTTGTTGTAAATATTGATACTAATATGAGTTGAGTATTGTTCAAGCATTGCCCGAAGGGTTGCTGCTTGGGCAAGGCGAAAATTCTCTAGGGCTGACACTGTTTTTACTTTTGGAATCATCGGACTCGCGTACTGAAAGGTTAAGCTTTGGGTTACCCTGCTAAGCAATCTTACTCGCTTGCTCGGCATCCGGCGTGATTAAGATCACATTTAGAAAAAGTTAAGAAACGGGATCTATTAACATGAAGCCAATACAGTTACAAAGTTTTTTTACTCGCACGAGGACAAACGATCCAAGTATTGTGGCGTTTCGGTTGAAAATCTCTGGCACGTTGATCGAGGCGGCAGTTTGTCGTCGTATTGCGCTCAGCTCTGAGCAGATTGCTGTGGGCCTGATTGAGGAAGAACCGCGATACCGGATCACAATCCCCGGTGATGCCGACACTCAACCCGCGATCGCTGCATTGCTGAGCGGGTTGAACGCGGTTGAAGTCAGCTTCAATAAGGGAGCGACTTATCGGGATGCCCAGATAATTGATACGATTACCAATAATGGGATCTTTTGGCAGTTTGTTATTCAGTGATTGTTGAAGTTGATTTTCCCAAAGATCTAAAAAAATTCGTCTTGCGACACATAGAAGACGGGTTAAATGATGCTGGTCAGGAGCTGCAAGCGTACATGCGGGCTAATGCTCCAAGGGACTTAGGCGATCATGCCAGCGGTTATAGGTGGCAAGCCATTGAGTTTGATGGTAGCGGTGAACTATCAGGTGCGTTCGTCAATGAGGTGCCTAACTCTCTATCCAGAGAACGCGGTAGCCCTCCCGGTACGCGTCCTGCAATTGCAGCGTTGAAAGGATGGGCAGATCGGCGCGGTCTAAATGCTTATTTAGTTGCCAGAAAAATAAATCGTGTGGGTACCGATCGCTGGATCAGAAATGAGAACCCATTGGGCATTGACCGTTCATCAACGCCTACAGATATTAAAGTGAACGCTGATTCAATTGTTCAGCGTAAACTAAATGAAGGAATTGTCAACGCCAATGAGTTTAATTTCTAATGGTTAATCCCTCCACTGTCTTAACTACTGCCGCCACAGCGCTAACTACATCTACAGAACATCCCTGGGCAGTAGCAAAACCGTTTGACGTGAGAGTAAAAGATATTCGGCAGGGGCGGATTTTCACACCCTACCACAGTGAGCCTAGCGGATATGAACGGTGGATGGTCGAGACGGATCTTGTGATTCAGACTGAGTTAATGGTTTCAGAAGCCAGCTCGGATATTGCGGCTCTTTCGATAGATTATTCAATTAATTTAGGTGCGTTTGTGAAGTCCGCTTTTTCTGGCGTGGCGCTTGAAACAAGAAACCAAGATCGCCACGCGGCAATCATGATCACTAACCGCTCCGATAATGAAACGTTGACGGCAGATGTGGTTCTTATCTCAACTGTGCATTTATATCGGGTGCAATTCAAAACTCGGTCGCCTCTAGCATTGATGACGATTTAGGATCACTCCCTAAGCGCAGACTGGATCAGTAGTGCTATCCAGATTTCAGGGGAAACCTTAGCGGCGATCGCTCGCTGCAAAACCAGTTGTTTGATCTCTGGCTTCAGCCTGATTCTAAGCTCTGCTTCTCGTGCTTCAGTCCAATTACGGATCAGCAAGATTAGCTGAGCATTCATTGTCCCCTCGCAAAGGTTTTCAAACCGATCTTTCAGATCTGGGGATAGACGGATCACGATTGTCTGCTTACTTTTTGCTGTCATTTTGTACACTAAAAGCTTGCATTTTAATGATAGCTTTGGCTTGCAATACAGGATTGAACCAGTGATTTAGGTTAATCCTGTGGCAAGAACTCTAGAAGGCTTCGGCGGTTTTGTGTTGCGCGACGCAACCAATAACGAGATTTACGCGATCCGCCCCAACGCTTTTACGATTACTCAAGAAATTACGACTGAGAGTATTCTTTACTATCCAAACAACGCACCTAACGTTTTGCAACCGTTAACCACGACCACGACCGAGACTACTTACACGCTAACGATTGATAGCGGTTGGCTGGCTTCTGAATCGTTGCCATTTATTTTCAACCAGCGCAGCAGCACCGGAAATATCACTGTGATGCGTCAGCAGGTTAGCACGATTCCGGCGGGTTCTCCCTATGAAATTAGCATCGCTGGGCTGACTCTAAATCAAACCAACGTCCGCTGTACGTTGATTGATAACAGCACGGGCGATACCTATATGACTCGCGTAGCGGATACTCCCGGAGCAGCGTCTACGGGGCAATTTCACGTTACGGCTGGCAAGGTCGTCTTTCATTCCAGCGATGCTGGCAAAAGCGTCTTGGTCACCTACGATAAGGCGGAAACAGGGCTGACTTATATTGGTGGCCCTGCAACGGTTGCCACTGCTGGAACCATCCAATTCTTCGGCAAGATGGCCTTTTCTGATGCGCCTAGCGATATCTGGTCTATCTGGTGTAAAGAAGTGGTTAAAAACGATGGTTTTGAGTTCGGGAGTGATACCGACAACACTACGTTTAGCTACTCTCTAAACACTCCCTCTGACTGGAACCTGCCGTTTTTGATCTATAAGAACTAATCTTTGTTCTTGTGTTACAGGGTAAGCTATAGGGTAGTCTTGGCTACCCTGTAACATGGCTTCAATCGGCACACTAAATCAAGATCGCTATGAGATAGAACTAACCGATAGGTCAACAATGATCCTTGCGGGGTTGCCATTGTCGGAGCGATCGCGGTTTTTGATGTGGTTTGCTCGGTTTAAGGTACTGTGGACATCTTCTAAGTCTCTGCATCCACTGGGCACTTTTCAGGCTTTTTATGACGCTGAATATATTGATGATGAGGGCAAGCTAACCCCTAATCCCCTCTACAATTCGGGGCTAGCTTGGGTTATCGATCATCTGCTATCGCTGCGGGGTATCCCGCTGGATCGGATTGACGCGGATACCGCCTACGCATTGTTAGTGAATTATCGTGGTGAGCCGTCGGTGTTCGATCAGTTGCTCGTCAATTATCCGAGAGATCCCGACGGCAAGCCACTTGCCCCAAACCAAGACGCGGCGATCGACTTCATGGGCAAGATGCTAGCGACGGGTGCCAGTGCCGAAGATATTAAATGGTGTCTTGACCATGTGCCCTCAAGGGAACTGCAACAGGCGTTAATGGTAGCCGCAGAAAGTGTAGAAGAGAATAAGGCAAGCGACAATAAGCCACTGTCAAAACGTGAATCTAAGAGTGATCGGAATGAACGGCTAACCCGTTGTGCTGAAGCTTTTGCCAAAGAGTTTGAAACCCAGATTTTCAAAGCGCCTGATGTTGAAGCCCGAATGTGTGGAGGATCCGTCTAATGGGCACGATTCGGATCGACTTCGGAAGCAAGGGCGGCTCTAGGGCGATCGCTGATCTGGAGCGGTTCAATGCCGCTTTAGAAAAGACCGTTAAGGTTTCGGACGGACTAAAAAGTCAATCAAGCGTTTTTTCTAATCTAGCAGACGGATCAGAGGTTGATCGGTTAACGGCTGAACTTAAAAAGCTTGGAGATCAATCAATTGAAACGGCAGCGGCAGGAGATAAACTAACAGCCTTAGGCATTGCAATCAAAACTAAGCTGGTTGACATCGCTGTCGAAGCTTTGCAAAGTCTTGTTTCGGCAATAGGCCAAACCTTTGGCGATGCGTTTGAGGTTTTCGGTGAATTTGATCAGGCGAGAGCAGCAGCAGCAACCTTAACAGATGACGTTGGTTTACTGGTTTCTGAACTTGAGGGAGCGCAAAGCAGACTAAAGGGACAGGTTTCAACTAATGAGTTGCTAGCCGCGTCTTACGATGTTTTGTCATCTGGTTTTACAGACGCGGCAGATGCGGCATTGATTGCCGAGCAAGCGTCTAAGGCTTCGATTGCAGGTTTTTCGGATACAGAAACCGCTGTTGACGCGTTAACGACGATCCTTAACTCTTACAACCTCACGGCTCAGGATAGTGCGGCGATTGTTGATCAGTTAGTCAAGACGCAGGACTTAGGAAAAATCACGGTTGATGAATACGCTCAGTCTATTGGTAAATTGTCGTCAATTGCCTCAACCGCTGGCG